GTGTGGTGTTAAGGTGTATGCGGATCTGAATGTGTCCCACAAGTTCATTGAGTATAACAAGATGGGCATTCCAAAGGGCTACAACGCTTTCTTCACCAGGGGGCTTGATGGCTGGATGGAGAGCTTGAAACTGGATCTCCAGGTGGCTCAGGAGATAAGCGGGCTGGAAAAGCCTAACCTGATCGTATATGGAGGTGGTGATGAGATCCAGGCTTTCTGCCAGGAGCATGATCTTTTGTATGTGACCGATTTTATAAACGCTAAGAAGAAATAGGCGCAAGCCGCAATATAGTAACTAATAAAACGTTAAGATTATGGGTAGAAACTCTGGAGGATCAAACAGCTATGCAAAGGCAACAGGAGGCAACTCTGTAGCTGTTACGTCAACAGGAAAGCGTCTTACCAAGAAACAGGTACAGACGATGCAGAAAACCGCTGTCTCTACCAGCGGAATGAAGCACAGGGATATGGAGAAACAGATCAACCGTGCCATTTCCAGGTATGAGAAAGTGATGGGAGTTAGGGAAAGGAGTATCAAGCTGGCAGACATTCCAGGTGCATACGGTGTTACATACATCAGTGCCAACGGATCCCAGGGTATTTTCCTTTCACGTAAGCACTTTGACCAGTCAAAGAAAAACTTTGAGGCTCAGTATAAGAAGAGCAACTATGACAGCGGATTCAAGAATATAACGAACAGGGCTGCACAGCACACGGTGACACATGAGCTTGCGCACGCTACCTGGACGAGTTCATATAGTTCCACTAAGCATAAGGCCGCTGGTAAGGAGATCACCAAGCTCTACCACCAGTGGAGTAAGGATAAGAAAAAGAAAGGCTATGGCCGCTATGGTAAAACCAATGTTGATGAGTTCTGGGCTGAGGTGATCACCAAGGGTATTCACGGACGCTCCGACAAATACACCCGCAAGGCTATTGGTATTGCTAAGAAATACAAGCTGTAACAACGGATATTCAATAAACAAAAATATAATGTTCAACAATTAAAAGGTATAAAAGTATGGATTCACAGAAAAGCGAAAACAAGGAAAAGATCACGCTCACAGAGCTGGAGCTGACAGTGTTGAAAAAGGACATAGCAGGAGAGTTTTTCCCTCCTGAGGCTACAGAAGAAGAGCGTAAGGCACTGGCTTCTGTTATCGACAAAGCAGATGCGCATTGTGAAAAGCTTGATGCCTATGAAGAGATAGGTGAGAGCCTGATGGTATGGTTCCTTAATCAGTATGAGGCTCAACAGGCCGCTGGCTGACAATTAACCAGGTAAAGGAGGGATCAGAGTGCCAGGAAAGCCTCTGATTTCTTTTGATCCTGGTAGTGTGTTTGACAAACGCAATCAACGGACAAACAACGGATATGGGTAATGACACAAGATTTCAAAAGGGGAATAAAAAGGGCAACCGATTTACCTCTGAGAATCAGCCTCAGAACAGAGGCCGAAAGCCTAAGGTGTATAAGTACCTAAAGAAAGTTGTTGGTGAGAGTGTAGGCCATGAGCTGGAGGAGCAGGATTTCAAAAACATCATGCAATCCCTTATTGAGCTGCCACCGTCAAAGCTACAGGCTCTGGTAAGGAGCACTGAGATTGATCCAAAGACTGGTAGGCCAAAGCCAAACCCTGAGACCCCAGCCTGGATCCAGATGCTGGTGAGCAACATCAATGCCTGTATGAAATATGGTAGGCTTGATGCCCTGGAGTATGTCCTGGAGCGTTCATTTGGCCAACCTAAGCAGACCATTGAGGGTACGATAGAGAATCAGGTGACTAAGAAACCTGAGGATCTTTCCATGCTGTCAACTGAGGAACTTCTACAGTACAACGCCATCCTTGAAAAGATCGAAAAGGGAAAAGGAGGGTAGCCTATGGCACGTTTCAAGGCTATCAACATCCCCATGTCCCTTGCAGTCAAGTGCGAACTGTTCAAGAGGGGCTGCTTCGATTTCATCACCTGTGCTGATGGAAAGGAGCATGAGAAGCAGAAAGAAGCTCTGAAAATCCTTACGGATGATGAGCACGCTGAATTTCTGTATGGAGGTGCTGCTGGTGGTGCTAAGTCCTGGACTGGATGCGCCTGGCTGCTGTTTATGAGCCTCTGTTTCCCAGGTACTAAGTGGTTTATTGGACGTGCTGAGCTGAAAAGAATCACACAGAGTACCTACATCACCTACAAAAAGGTGTGTACCAGGTATGGCGTACCTGATACGATCTGGAGCTATAATGCGAACCTCAATTATATTGAGTTCTACAATGGCTCACGTATTGACTTTCTGGATCTGAAATACAATCCCTCTGATCCGCTTTATGAGCGATATGGATCTATAGAGTTCACTGGTGGCTGGATAGAAGAGGGCGGTGAGGTGAATTTCGGTGCTTACGACACGCTTAAAACACGTGTGGGACGCTGCCTGAATCAGGAGTATGGACTGAAACGAAAGCTGTTTATCTCCTGTAACCCGAAAAAGAACTGGATGTATGATGAGTTCTATAAGCCCTGGACTATAGGCACGCTGAAAGACTACCAAGCCTATCTGCCATGTCTGGTACAGGAAAATCCGTTCATTGATCCTGACTACATTGATGGATTGAGAACTACATCCGATAAGGTGAAGTTTGAACGCCTGTTTAAGGGTAACTGGGAGTATGATGACAATCCGCTGGCACTCTGTAGCCATGATGCGATCTGTGCGATCTTTGGCAATATCCTGGCACTCAGGAACGGTAAGCACTACCTGACAGCCGATATAGCCCGCTTTGGAGCCGACTATGCCAGGATCGGTGTGTGGGATGGATGGTTACTCATTGATTACAAGTGTTTCCCTGTCTCAAAGACAACGGACATCCAGGCTTACATTATCAGATGCCAGAAGAAATACAGGATCCCCAAATACCGTGCAATAGCGGATGAGGACGGTGTAGGCGGTGGCGTGGTTGATAACTGTGACATCGAGGGCTTTGTTAATAACTCTGTGCCTTTCGCTGGTGAGAACTACCAGAACCTACAGGCACAATGCGGTTACAAGCTGGCAGAGCACATCAACAATAACGAGGTGGGAGTGCTGGCAGACCTGGTAAGCCAGGCAGAGCGTGAAGAGATCACCAACGAACTGGAACAGCTACAGACCTGGAAGCCTGACAATGACGGTAAGCTGATGCTAAAGCCAAAGGCAGAGATCAAGCTGGATATAGGCCGATCACCAGACTGGAGGGATATGTTCCTGATGAGATCCTGGTTTGACTACAATGAGTACGATATACCAGATGATATAGAGCGTAGGTTAGGAATAACAGCTTAAATATAAAAGATATGGGGTTATTTGACACTATCAAGAATGAGGTGAAAGCTGCTATAGGCTATCAGCAGAGTTTCACTGAGCTGCTGGAGGCAAAGGATGTTTCCAGGGCTGTGAGTATGATGAAGGATTGCTCAATCCAGGCTGCACAAAATCTGTTGGAATATAACATTTCAACGCATAAGATCATGGAAAGGCAGGATAGGGCTGTGTATGACAAAAAGGGAAACTTTCTCAGATGGAGCAAGCGATGGAAGATCCCCATCCCTTATCCTGTTTTCATCAATGAGATAGCCCTGGTTTTCCTCTATGGCAGACCTGTGAAGTGGACGCAACTTTCAGAGGGTACAGATGATGCTTTCCAGAACTATACCCAGCTGAATGAGAAAGTGCGTTTCAATGCCATTGTGCGTGAAGCAAAGCGTGTGGCTGGTGCTGAGGGTATTTCTGCCATCCTGTACCATGTGTACCGTGACAGTAAGACTGGTGAGCCTAAGCTGCTGCTTAACGTTCTGAGCAAGAAAAATAATGATGACATCTACCTGATAAAGGATCAGTATAAGCGTCTGACAGCGTTTGCCTGGGGCTACTATCTGACTGAGGCAGGAAACAACACAGTACACCACCTGGATATTTACACGGATGATACCATCTACAGGTGCAAGCGTGCAAGTATCGGATGGGAGGTGCTGGTAATGCCTAACCCGATAGGTAAGATCCCAGCTCTGATCTTTGAGCAAGAGGTAGAGCATGACGGTACACAGCCGATGATCGAGCGCACAGAGGCACTGACATCAACGGATGCTGACGTTAATGATCGCTTTGCAAATCCCGCTATGGTGGCAACAGCTGAGATCCTTAACTCACTGCCAAAGGCTGAGGAAGAGGCTAAGCTGTACATCCTGAAAAACGGTGGTAAGGTTGAGTATCTTACCTGGGATCAGGCAAGCCAGAGCAAACAGAATGAGTATGAGCGTCTGGATAAGCACATCCTGAGCAAGTCTTTCACTCCGAATATCGACTTTGATAACATGAAGAATCTGGGCAATCTCTCTGCTAAGGCGATCCGCAAGGTGATGCTGCTGGCTGTCATCAAGGCAGAGAAGCGCAAAGAGACCCATGACGGTTATATGAGCCGACATTCCAACCTTATGCGTGCGATCCTGGGCAATGTGTTGGACTACACCCACAAGTCACAGTATGATGCCCTACAGATAGGCCATGAGTTCCAGGAGCCATTTGGTGATGATGTATCTGAGACCCTGAATGACATCCTGAGACAGTACGGTGCTGGTGGTATGAGTACACAGACCATGCTTGAATTGTCGTACCTGATTAAGGATGCTAAGAAAGAATATGAGCTGATCAAGGCAGAACAGCTTGAAAAGATGGAGCAACAGCTGAAACAACAGCAGGAGCTTAAC